AGCATTAAATAAATTAAGAACCTTTGTTGGTTCTCCCGTGGAGCATGTGCATGCATGTACTCAAATTTTTGGTGATATGAATGACAAGTTCTATTCCACTGCCAATCAAGGCCTTCACTGGTCTTTTGTTGGTTCAAGCAAATTTCGAAGGGGTTGGACAAAGTTGTTTAAACGGCTTTCTAAGCACCCCAATGCTTTTGAATTAGATGAGTCAGAATATGATTCCTCTCTTTTTCGAGAAGCTATGTATGGTATGGCTGAGTTTCGTTGGAGAATGCTTGCCCCTGAACATCAGACTGAAGATAATAGAAATAGAATTTGGAATTTGTATACTGAAATAGTGGATTCCGTGATTATAACTCAGGATGGTGATGTGGTTACTAAGAATACTGGTAATCCTTCAGGAAGTGCAAATACAATAGTGGATAATACAGTTATTCTATTTAGATTGTTAGCCTACGCCTGGATTTGTTTATGTGAAGACCTTGATAAGAAGGAATACTTGAATTATAGTAAATTCATGGAAAATGTAGAGGCGGCCTTAAATGGTGATGATAATACTTGGACTTGTTCTGATGAAGTTGTTGGCTGGTTTAATGCTCCGAATGTTGCAAAAATTTGGAGTTCAATAGGGGTTACCACTAAATATGGTGATTCTCCGGATCCTCGTAAGTTGATAGATTGTAATTTTTTGTCAATGGGATTTAGAAAGTTGGGACCTGAATTTGTTCCAATCCCTGAGGGTGAAAAGGTTATGTGCTCAATGGCATATCACCTTAAATCAGTTTCTCCTAGATGGAGTCTTTTGCGGGCTTGTGCCCTTCGTATTGAAAGTTTTTGGGATGATGAATGTAGAAATACCATCTCTAAATATATTCAATGGCTTAATGTACATTATGTGAAAGAGTTACATGCCGATAAAGATCCAAATGATGTTTTGGACAGATTTTCTTATCAGGATGTCTGGTCTGTTTATAAAACGGATTCTGAAATACGTCAATTATACCTATCTGAAGAAGGATTTGGTAATTCTGTGTTTTCTATTATTGATAGAGAACTATTAGATTATGTTGGTCTCAGTACTATTGGTAAAGGGTGTTTAACCGCACTTACCGCATAAAAATCTAATGTCAAAAACAAAGACTCAGAAAGCTCGCGCAAAAGCAGCAAGGCAAGGAAAAGCCAATAAACCAC